TGAATTCTAAGTCGCAGAAAACAGTGAGACTCACGCCGTCTCAAGTAACAATTGCTAAAAAATTAGGTGTGCCACTAGAACTTTATGCGAAACAATTAAATATCACGAAGGAGAGATAAGCATATGAACGATAAAAAAATAGACTCCCGTGCGAGCCAAACAAAAGTTACAGAACAGAAAAAAGTTTGGACTCCACCATCATCTTTAGATGCCCCACCCGCACCAGATGGTTTTAAACACAGGTGGATAAGAGCTGAGTCGATGGGTTTTGATGATTCATCAAATATGTCGGCAAAGTTAAGATCAGGATTTGAATTAGTTAGATCTGATGAATATTCTGATGTTGATTATCCAACTATTAATGACGGGAAATACAAAGGGGTTATCGGAGTTGGCGGCCTTTTGCTGGCAAGGATACCTAACGAAATTGTTAAGTCGCGCGAAGAGTATTTTAAACAACAAACTCAAGACCGAAATGACGCGATCGAAAACGATTTAATGAAGGAACAGCATCCAAGTATGCCGATCAACAATGATCGACAGACTCGTGTAACCTTCGGTGGTACGAAGAAAAGTTAATTTTTTAACAATTCTTACCAACGGATAAATTAAATCGTACTGGAGGCCTTTCGAGGCAGGTACATAAGGAGATAAAACTATGGCTAACAAAGACGCAGCGTTCGGTTTCAAACCTACAAGACATCTTACAGGTGGACAAATCAGAGCGGAAGAATATGCTATAGCTGCAAACTACGGATCAGACATTTTTACTGGTCAAGTAGTTGAAGCAGTTACAGCAGGTGGTATAGAAGCAGCGGCAGCTGGAGACACTCAACAATTAGGTGTTTTCGGTGGCGTGTTTTATACTGATCCAACAACAAGTAAACCTACATTTAAAGCTTATTATCCTGCAAGCACAAACGCTTCAGACATAGTAGCTACAGTGTATGCGGATCCATATATTGTGTTCGAAGCACAACATGATGGTACAGGAACAGCAGCAATGAATCATGGTGGATTTGATTTTACAGGAGTAGGCGGAAGCACTCTTACTGGACAATCAACTTCAGAAATTGATACATCAACTGTTACTACATCAGGTGGTTTCAAACAAATCGGTATATCAAAAGATCCGGACAATAGTGATACAAGCTCGGCAAATGCGAATGCATATGTTGTATTTAATACTGGTGAGCATGTGTTTAAATTAACAACAGCACTAGGTTAATAGTTAGAATAGGAGAATAAAAAATGGCTATATCAAGATCACAACTAGTTAAAGAACTAGAGCCAGGTTTGAATGCACTATTCGGCTTGGAATATAAAAACTATGCAGATGAGCATGCAGAAATTTTCGACGTAGAAAATTCTGACAGAGCTTTTGAAGAAGAAGTGATGTTATCTGGTTTCGCAAATGCTTCAGTTAAACCTGAAGGATCAAGCGTTAACTACGATACAGCACAAGAATCTTTCACTGCTAGATACACTCACGAAACGCTTGCTTTAGCGTTCTCAATCACTGAAGAAGCGATTGAAGATAACTTGTATGATAGACTTGCGTCTAGATATACAAAAGCATTAGCTAGATCAATGGCAAATGCTAAACAAGTTAAAGCAGCAAATGTATTAAACAATGCATTTGATTCAAGCTTCACAGGTGGTGACGGCGTAGAACTTTGTTCTGCAGTTCACCCAATTGTGGCTGGAACGTTCAAAAATGAGTTGTCAACTGCAGCTGACCTTAACGAAACTTCGTTAGAGCAAGCTCTTATTGACATCGCAGCAATGACTGATGAAAGAGGTCTAAAAATTGCAGCAAAAGGAGTTAAAATGATAATTCCTTCAGCGCTTCAATTTACTGCTGAGAGATTAATGAAATCTCAAGGTAGAACTGGAACTGCAGATAATGATATCAATGCAGTCGGTAGCATGGGAATGATCCCACAAGGTTACGTAGTAAACCACTACTTAACTGATACTGATGCGTTCTTCATTAAGACTGATGTTCCTAACGGATTAAAAATGTTCGTTAGAGCACCAATCAAAACTGCAATGGAAGGCGACTTCGAAACTGGAAACGTAAGATACAAAGCTAGAGAGAGATATTCTTTTGGATTCTCAGACCCTAGAGGTATCTTTGGATCACCAGGAGCATAATCGTAATAATTTTGTGGCCGGACATAGTTCGGCCACATTGTAATAAGAAAGTAGAAATATGAAAAAATTCCTAATAACTATCTGGGCCTATGATCATTATGCAAAATTTCAAGTTTTGTCTGAAGATAATGCCAATTCTCTCGAACAATCGATCCTTGACAAATTGGGAGAAAAGAGTATAAATTGGGAATATCTTGGTATATCATATGATAACCGAGTAAACAGAATAACCTATGAGGAGGTTGTTGATGATACAAGACCTATACAAACGAAAAAGGTCCTTGGAGTTGAAGTGGGAACAGGAGCATCTGTCTAATGGTAGATACACTCTTGAAATGGTCAGAATCGATGACAAAGTTAAACAAGTCATTACTGACATTAAGCTTGAAGAAGCTAAAATTGCTCACAGACAAAATAGCGTTGAAGGCGCTGCTCCACAAGTTTCTGTAGCTACTTAATCAAAAGCTACATCGTTGGAAAAATCCAATCCACATTACAGGCTCTCTTGCACTCTACTAAAAACTGTTGTATAAAAATCACACTATACAAATTAAAATAAGTTAAATGTAGACGCGTATAGTCGACATCCCTAGGGACTACATTTAAGATATCTAGGAGGATATTAATATGGCAAATACAACTTTTACAGGTCCGGTACGATCTGAAAGTACACTTAAAACAATCAGTAAAAACTCTACTACTGGAGCAATTACTGAAGTAATTACTATGGGTGATGCACCAGTTGCATTAGGAGATGAAGACAAAACTCTTGATAACGCAACACACAGTGGAAGAACTCTTGTAGTTCCTGCACTTGCAGCTAACAGAACAATTACATTACCGGCACCAGTTGCTGGTGCACACTTTAAATTTATTTATGGTGGCGCTGCGGAAGAAGCAGAAAATTTAATTATAATAACACCGGGAAATACTAATTTCTTTATTGGTGGAGTTATTCATTTAGATTCAAATGCTGATAACGTATCTGTTTATTCTGATGGAAACTCTAACTCAAAACTAACTCTTACAGATTTTGGTTTATTTGAAATAAATATATTAGCTAAAGATTCCACTAACTACTATATTTGGGGTCAAGCAGAAGGCGCAGACGTGCCTGCATTTGCAGATCAGTAATACATAATTATGTGGGGCTTCGGCCCCACAGTTTCTTAATTAAGGAGGGAAACAATGGCAGACACAGTAACAGGACCAACTATCTTACAGCAAAACGATAAGAGAGTTGTTATTAAAATAGTAAACCAATCAGACGGATCAGGTGGAACTACAGTTTTTGGAGATGTATCAGCACTAGATGCTAGAGAAGACGGAACTGCAGTAGCTCATCTAGGACTACTTAGAGTTTGGTATTCATGTCAAGGTGGCGATGGAGGAGACTCTTACGCTAGATTAGATGAAGAAGACTCTGACGGAGATATTCCTATTATCGGATTAACTGGTGCAGGATATTGGGACTTTAGAGAATTTGGTGGAATACCAGCAGATAAATCTAGTAACAGTAATCAAAGCGATGTTAATCTTGTTGTACCAGGCGCAGCTGATTCTGGTAACATGTATACGATTATAGCAGAGTTTCAGAAAATTTATTAAGGAGGGTAACTAATGGCCAATACAACTTCCGGCACAGTTACTTTCGACAAAACTTTTGCTGTAGATGATCTAATAGCAGAAGCATATGAACGTATAGGTTCACAAGTAACTTCTGGATATCAATTAAAATCTGCAAGAAGATCTTTAAACATTCTTTTTCAAGAATGGGGTAATAGAGGTTTGCACTACTGGGAAGTAGGTGAAACTAATATTGATTTAATTGAAGGCCAAGCTGAATATACTTTCTATAGAGCAAGTGGAGATGGAACAAGTTCTAGCACAAATGCAACATCTGATGTTTATGGAGTTGCAGATGTTTTAGAAGCAACGTTTAGACAAAACAGAACACAGACTACTCAATCAGATGCAGCAATGACAAAAATTGATAGATCAACTTATTCTAGTTTGTCTGCAAAATTATCTAAAGGAACACCATCACAATATTTTGTTCAAAGATTAATTGATAAAACTACAGTTACAGTTTACCCGACACCAGACTCAACAGCTGCATCTAAAGATATGCATATTTATTATGTAAAAAGAATACAAGACGCAGATTCTACTTATACAGATGCAACAGATGTACCATATAGATTTGTACCTTGTATGGTTTCAGGATTAGCTTTTTACTTATCACAAAAGTTTAATCCACAAGCATCACAACAATTAAAACTATATTATGAAGATGAATTGGCAAGAGCATTAGCTGAAGACGGTTCTTCTTCTAGTACATACATAACCCCTAAAACTTATTACCCAGGAACTTAATGGCACAAGCAAGAGGAAAATACGCAAAAGCAATATCAGACAGATCAGGAATGGAGTTTCCATACAGAGAAATGGTCAAAGAATGGAATGGTCATTTAGTGCATCAATCTGAATTTGAAGCTAAACATCCTCAATTAGAATTAAGATCAAGATCAGGAGATGCACAGAGTTTATATGATGCAAGACCTGCTAGAACTGAAAATGAAGTTGCAAGACCTTTAGGACCAAACCCTTTTCAAACGATTGCAGCATCATCAGGCATTATAAATGTGTTTGAAAAATCTCATGGGAGATCAACAGGTGATACTGTAAGATTTAGAGGACCTATTTATACAACATCAGATCCAGATGCTTTTCAAAATCCAGTTGGTTTTGATGGTGTTACAGGAACTAATTTAGCAAAAGCTGCAGGATATTCTATTACGGTTGGTAAAAGAGATTCAAGTGGTAATATTGCAAACACAACAGATTTCTATCACTTTACTGTAGACACAAACACTGCTACAACAGGTGGTATATCAGGAGGAGGCAATAGTTGTTCGGCTGGTCCAGCAACATTGACAGCGTAATATGGCAGGATTAAGTGCATCAGGATTAAAAACACAAATAAGAAGTTACACAGAAGTTAGTTCTACTGTGTTATCAGATAGTGTATTAGAAAATATTATTTTAAATGCACAATACAGAATTTTTAGAGATGTGCCTATTGATGCAGATAGAAAAACATCTACAGGTAATTTTACATCTGGAACAGGAACTGTGACTGTACCAGCTGGAGCCGTATTTATTAGAGCAGTGCAGGTTTACACTGCAACTGGATCTACATATACTGGTGCTAATACATACTTAGAAAAAAGAGATTTAACATTTTTAGAAGAATATATTTCAGCAACTACATCTACTGGGACACCAAAATATTACGCTATGTTAGACACAGGAGCAACTGGAGAGAGTTCATCAAACTCTGGATCTATAATTGTGTCACCAACACCAAGTGCAACATTTGCTTACAAAATACATTACAACGCAGCTCCAGCTTTATTGGAAGACAATGATACTAATTATATTAGTTTAAATTTTCCAAATGGTCTGCTATATTGTTGCCTAGCAGAAACTTATGGGTTTCTAAAAGGTCCAGCTGACATGCTGCAATTATACGAACAAAAGTATCAACAAGAAGTACAAAAATTTGGAGGAGAACAAATAGGTAGAAGACGAAGAGATGACTATACAGATGGAACAGTCAGAATCCCTGTTAACTCACCAACACCTTAAGGAATTAAATTATGGCATCAAGTTATTCAGATCTAGGTATTGAACTAATGGCAACCGGCGAAAATGCCGGTACATGGGGGGATAAAACTAATACCAACTTACAAATTGTAGAAAAAGCAATCGCTGGTTATGTAGAAAAATCTATTGCTGGCGGTGCAGCAACAACAGCTTTATCAATTACAGACGGTGATACTACTGAGTCAACATCTGTTGCAAGACACGCAGTTATAAAACTAACAGGAACTATTACAGGTAATCAAATTGTAACTGTTCCAGACTCAATTGAAAAAGTTTACATTGTGGTAAATGGTACAAGTGGTGCCTACACTGTACAATTTAAAACTGCATCAGGAACAGGTATAACTTTTGGTACAACTGATAAAGCAGCTAGATTATTATTTTCAGATGGAACAAACATTGTTGATACAGGATTTTCAACTTCTGTTGCTGCTGACGATATTTCTACAGGTGATGCCGCAGTTACACTTGCAACGTCTAGCGGTGATATAACTGTAGATGGGCCATCAGATATTATTTTAGACGCTGATGGTGGAGATATATTTTTTAAAGATGGTGGCACAACATTTGGTAGTGCTACAAACACATCAGGAAATTTAATAATTAAATCAGGTACAACTACTGCTGTAACTTTTAGTGGTGCTAACGCAACAGTTGCTGGAAACTTGTCTGTTGGTGGAGACTTCGATGTTACAGGAAGTCTTGATTTCAGTGATGCTAATATTACAAACGTTGGATCAATAGCTCTTGATACAATTACAAATGATGGCACAGACATTACTTTAGACTCATCAGGAGACATAGTTTTAGATGCAGATGGAGCTAATATAACTTTAAAAGATGGTGGCACAACTGTCATTGATTTTGTATTAAACGGATCAACAGATGTAACTTTAGATGCACCAGGAGATATTAAATTTGATGCTGATGGTGGTGATTTTAATTTTTTAGATGGTGGCACAGAAATTTTAAGAATATCTAATTCATCTAGTGATGTAATTATTAAGCCAATTGTTGATGCTAAAGATTTAATATTTCAACAAAGAGATGGAACAGAAGTTGCAAGAATTGAAGACAACGGTACTTTCAATGTTGTAACAAGTAAACTAGCTATAAATGGTACAGCAATTACATCAACAGCAGCTGAACTTAATATTTTAGATGGTGTTACATCTACAGCGGCGGAACTTAATATTTTAGATGGTGTTACATCAACAGCAGCTGAATTAAATATTTTAGATGGTGTTACATCTACAGCAGCTGAATTAAATATTTTAGATGGTGTTACATCTACAGCAGCGGAATTAAATTTAGTTGATGGAATTACAGCAGGAACAGTGTCTGCCTCAAAAGCAGTTATTGTAGATTCTAATAAAGATTTAACAGGTTTTAGAAATTTAACAATATCAGGAGATCTTACAGTATCTGGTGATGACATTACCATGGGTACAAACACTGCAGGTAATTTATTAATTGCAGATGGTACAAACTTTAATTCAGTAGCAGTAGGTTCACTATCAGAAATATCTACAGTTGCTGATGATGATGTATTTTTAGCAGTAGATACTTCAGGTGGTGGACTTAAAAAAATTGCAAGATCATCAATAGTTTCAGGGCTTGCTACATCTTCTGCATTATCAAATGTTGCAGATGATAGCACACCTCAATTAGGTGGCAATCTTGATATGAATGGTAACGATATTGTTACTACATCAAATGCAGATTTAGAATTAGCCCCTAATGGTACAGGGCATGTAACTGTTAGAGGTAATACAAATTCAGGTGCTATACAATTTAATTGTGAATCTAATTCACATGGCCAACAAATAAAGGCACAGCCACATTCTGCAGGTGTTACAAATGTTATGTTATTACCAGATGGTGCTGATTCAACTTTAGTATCTCTTGTAGCTACACAGACTTTAACAAATAAAACATTAACAACACCAGTTATTGCAGAAATAGATTCTGGTTCTACTATTACACTTGATGCAACTACGGACATTGTTCTTGATGCAGATGGTGGAGATATATTTTTTAAAGATGCAGGAACAACTTTTGGTAGTGCCACAAATAATAGTGGAGAACTTCTTATAAAATCAGGTACTACAACTGCTATGACATTTAGTGGTGCTAATGTAACACTAGAAGGTAACTTAACTGTATCGGGAACAACAACTACTGTAAACTCAACAACTGTAAATCTAAATGACCACAATATTGTATTAGATAGTGGTAATAGCACAGGTGCAGTTGTTAATGGTGCAGGTATTACGATAGAGGGTGGTAGCGGTGATGATGCTACGTTTACCTATAATACAACAGGTCCTAAGTTTGAATTAAAACTAGGTTCAAGCCATGAAGATTTACAGGTTGATCAACTTATTGCAGGATCACTAGATATTTCAGGAAACGTAGATGTAGATGGAACTTTAGAAACAGATGCTTTATCAATAGCTAGTACAACAGTAACATCAACAGCAGCTGAATTAAATATATTAGATGGAGTAACATCAACAACAGCAGAATTAAATATATTAGATGGTGTAACATCAACAGCAGCAGAGCTTAATATATTAGATGGTGTAACATCAACAGCGGCTGAATTAAATATATTAGATGGAGTAACATCAACAACAGCAGAATTAAATATATTAGATGGTGTAACATCAACAGCAGCAGAGCTTAATATATTAGATGGTGTAACTGCAACAGCAGCAGAGATTAATTTAATAGATGGTGGAACTGCAAGAGGAACTACAGCAGTTGCAGATGGTGACGGTATTCTTCACAATGACGGTGGCACAATGAGAATGACTAGTGCCGCTACGTTTAAAACATATTTTCAAGCAGGTATTTCTTCAGCAGCAGATGACATAACAGCTGGTGATGCAGCGGTAAATATCACAACCTCATCAGGTAATATTACAATCGATGCAGCTGCTAATGATACCGATATTATATTTAAAGGTACTGATAATAGTTCTGACATTACTATGCTTACTCTTGATGGTAGTGATGCTGGAACAGCTATATTTAATCATGATATTAAACTAGCTGATAATAACAAAGCTATCTTTGGTGATAGTGGTGATTTAGAAATTTATCATGAGGGTAGTCATTCTTTTATAGATGATACTGGAACTGGTAGACTTTATCTAAGAGGTAATGATGGAGTTTACATTCAAAGATATACTGGCGAAGATATGATAAAAGCCATCGCTAATGGTGCAGTTAATCTTTATTATGATAACAGTATAAAATTAGCAACAACATCTGGTGGTGTTGATGTAACTGGTAGCATATTACCTGCTGCTGATGATACACATGATCTTGGTTCTTCATCTAAACAATGGAGAGATATATACACTGGGGATATAAATTTAAATAATACTAAAACAAGAGATAATGAAGTTGATGGAACAAGAGGTTCATGGACTATTCAAGAGGGTTCAAACGACTTGTTCTTACTAAACAGACTTAACAATAAAAAATATAAATTTAAATTAGAGGAGATAAGCTAATGGCTATTATATCAAATGGAACTACAGTTATAGATGCTGGAAGTTTATCAGCAGCAGGAAAAGTTTTACAGGTGGTTTCATCGACAAAAACTGACACTTATGCAAGTAACCCAAATAATTCTTACGTTGATATTGGTTTATCAGCTGCAATTACTCCAGCATCATCATCAAACAAAGTTCTTGTACAAATATCTTTAATGGGTCAAGGTCTTACAGCAGTGAACGTAGCAAACTTTAGATTGCTAAGAGGTTCAACAGTTATTTATCTAGGAGATGCTGATAGTAGTAGAGGTAGAGGATTTTCTACTGGTATGACAATTGAGGAATATTCTCAAGAAAGTAATAGTGGGACTTTCCTGGATAGTCCATCAACCACTTCAGCGACAACGTATAAAGTTCAAACTAGAAGTAACAATACAGTTTATATTAATAGAGCATCAACCAGTCAAAATGATGAAGGTAACTTTAGAACAGCATCAACAATTACACTTATGGAAATAGGAGCTTAAGGAGATATTATGACAGACGTAGCAAAAGCAATAAAAGAATTAGATAGTACAGCAGGATTTGTAGTAGATGGAGAACCTACTAATGAAACAGAGTATAAATCTAATGTTAAATTTATTTCTGGTGCTGATGAAAATGGAGTTGCAGTTTTTAAAGATACACAAGATTTTACTTGGTCACAAGTTTCAGCAAAAAAAGCTGAACTACAAACTGCATATAACGCTAAAACCTATGCAAGAAAAAGAGAAAGATCTTACCCTAATTTAAAAAAATTTGCAGAAGCATACTGTGAAAAAGAAATAAATGGAGACAGTACAAAATGGGATGCTTATAAAACAGCTTATAATAAAGTAAGATCAGATAATCCTAAGGAGTAAATTATGCTTCAAAAAGTTAAATTTGCACCAGGTTTTAATAAACAAGTTACATCTACCGGTGGTGAAAGCCAATGGGTTAGTGGTGACAATGTTCGTTTTAGATATGGTTCACCTGAAAAAATAGGTGGTTGGTCTCAATTAGGGTCTGTTGATATTACAGGTCGAAACACCGCTATCCATCATTTTGTAAATACATCAGGTATTAAATATGCAGCATTAGGCACAAACAGAATACTTTATGTTTATTCTGGTGGTATTTTTTATGACATACACCCAATTAAATCTACTACAACTTTAACATCAGCTTTTTCTACAACTAACGGTTCTTCAACTGTTACATTAACTTTTTCTTCAGCACATAATATCAATAAATTTGATATAATATTGTTAGATAGTTTTTCATCTATTACTAATTCTAATTTTAGCGCTAGTAATTTTAATGACAATAAATTTATGGTAACGTCAATACCAACAGATACGACACTCACAATTGATACTGGATCTAATGAATCGGGATCAGGAGCATCTACATCAGGTGGTATTCGTGTTAGACATTATTATCCTGTAGGACCAGCAATTGAAGTTGCAACAACAGGTTGGGGCCTTGGATCATGGGGCGGGCAACAAGCAGGTCAGTTTACATCAACACTATCATCAGAAATAAATGCAAGTGTAACATCATTAACAATGGCAAGTTCATCTTCTTTCCCATCTTCAGGAACAGTTATTGTAGGAACAGAATTAATTACATATACGTCAAATAGTGGGGGAACATTATCAGGTTTAACAAGAGGTGCTTCTGGTACGACCGCTGCAACACATTCTTCCGGTGCAACGGTAACTGATGCATCAAACTTTTTTTCATGGAATGCTGCAACATCAGGAGATATTGTAACTGCACCAGGTTTATGGTCTTTAGATAATTTAGGTAATAAACTAATTGCAACAATTAATGGCGGTGAAACATTTGAATGGAATTCAAATCCAACAGATGCCAACAGCACAAGAGCAACAATTATAAGCGGTGCACCAACAGCTTCTGCATTTACTTTAGTATCAACACCGGATCGTCACTTAATATTTTTTGGAACAGAAACAACGATTGGAACAAAATCCACAAAAGATGAAATGTTTGTAAGATTTTCGTCTCAAGAAGATATTAATACTTATGCACCTAGTGCAACCAATACTGCAGGTACACAAAGACTTGCAGATGGATCAAAAATTATGGGAGCAATACGTGGTCGTGATGCAATTTATATTTGGACTGATACTGCATTATTTATTATGCGTTTTGTTGGTCCACCATTTACTTTTTCATTTCAACAAGTTGGTACTAACTGTGGATTAATAGGACAAAATGCAGCTGTTGAAGTTGATGGTGCTGCTTATTGGATGTCAGAAAATGGTTTTTTTAGATACACTGGTAAACTAGAATCATTACCATGTTTAGTTGAAGATTTTGTTTTTGACGATATTAACACAACTCCTAAACAACACATCAATGCAGGATTAAATAATTTGTTTGGTGAAATTATGTGGTTCTATCCAAGTTCAAGTTCAGAGACTGTAAATAGAATGGTTGCATACAATTATCTTGACTCAAGTCCCGAGAGACCAGTATGGACTAGTGGTACATTAGCTAGATCCGCATGGCAAGATTCTGCTGTATTTGGTAAACCTCATGCAACAGAATATGATTCAAGTGGCACAACTGCAACAACAGATACTAATTATGTTTATGGTAATAGTGATGGTACATCAACTTATTACGAACATGAAACAGGATTAAATCAAGTTAAAGAAGGTCTGACAACTGCAATTACTGCATCAATTGAATCTGGAGATTTTGATATAGGTACTCAAGGGCTTGCTGGTGATGGTGAGTTTATGATGAAAATAAGAAGAATTATACCAGATTTTTTAGCACAAACAGGAAATACTAGAGTTACATTAAATTTAAGAGATTTTCCAAATGATACACAAGCAAGCTCTTCCTTAGGTCCATTTACAATAACATCAGGCACACAAAAGATAGATACACGAGCGCGTGCTAGATCAATCTCTTTAAAAATAGACAACACAAGCACAGGTCAGTTTTGGAAAGTAGGTACTTTTAGAATAGACTATCAACCAGATGGAAGAAGATAATGGCTAGAATTGTACAATCATTAACACAACCCGATAGAGAGTATGATCAACAAACTCAACAGTCTTTTGTAAGAGATGTGGATAGCATAGTGCAAAAATTAAATACTACCTATCAACAAGATTTAAAAGACGAAGCAGAAGCGGAGGCATATTTCTTTGGCTAATTCATTTGTAAATAAAAAAGTAGATTTAACTTCTACATCAGCTACAATATTGTATACTGTGCCATCAGCAACCACTGCTATTATAAAGTCTATATTAGTATCAGAAGACTCTGGTAATGCAGATACTATAACGATCACTATTACTGATACATCAGATGCTGTATTTAGTTTATTTAAGACTAAATCAATATCAGCAAATGGCACAACAGAATTACTTACAGCGCCTTTAGTACTACAGGAAAGTGAAGTATTAAAAGTGACTGCAGCTACGGCTAATCGACTACATGTAATCTTATCAGCGCTTGAATCTAAGCCTAGAGAAGTTACAACATAGTCTTGATTTACTTGTTAAAAACAAGTATTAGTATAAATTCAGGTTAAATACCTGCCTTTTTAATATAAACAAAATTTAATATATATGATTACAAGATCTCAAATGCGAAGACAACTACGTGCAAAAGGTGGCATCATGAATGCCGTGCCTAGACAAAAATATGGTATTGGAGATTTTGTTAGAAAACTTATACCTAATGAATTAGCAGACATTGCAGTTAAAGCTGCACCGTTTGTTGCACCATTTAATCCTGGTATTGCAGCAGCAATGAGAGGTATTGGTCGTTATGATCAAAGAGGCAGTATCAGTGATGCACTTAAACAAGGTCTTGGAACTTATGTTGGAGGACAAGGTCTTAGAATGTTAGGTGGAGCAGGGCCACAACAAAATTTTTTTGGAACAGCAGGTGATAGATTTACTTCTCCGTTAAATTCCTCAAGAACAACATCATTAAAAAATTTATTTCAAAAAGATAAAGTAAATCCTTTTGAAGAAACTGCAAACGCAGGTAAAAAAATAGCAACAGGAAAAGGTGTAGGATTTATAAGAGACGCGACAGGACTATTTAAAGACGTTCCAATACTAAAAAATTTACCTTCATTAGTAAAACAACAAATATTAGTTGGTGGAGCAACTAGTGCAGCAACATATCTTTATAGTGCTTTTATAGCAGAAGAGCCACCTCAACAAGAAGGTGAGACTATGGAAGAATATCTAGCAAGAAGAAAAGAAAACGTTGGTAAAAAAATGAGAAGTTATTTTGATAACTATTTTAAATTTGATAAAGAGTATTCTTCATTGGATGATGCAGGCAAAGATGCATTTGTTGCAAGATACAATATGATGTCAGGTGGACGTGCCGGTTATCAAACGGGTGGTATTACTATGGCAAATACACTTGCAGAAAACATGAGACGTAATTTAGCAAATCAACAAGCAGTATCACAACAGTTTCAAGCAGCAAGAAGCAGGCTACCAGGTTATGTTGCACCACAAAGAATAGCTGCACCTACACCAACACCTATAGAACCTGATATGCCAATATCTAAACCAGTTCAACCTCCAGGTGGGGATGTTCAACCTATATTACCAGTAATGCCTATTACACAACCGATAGAACCACCTGAAAAAATAATGCCTATGGAACCACCTAGAAAAATAATTCAACCAATGCCTCCTATGGAAACTGATTTTTCTAAAAAAATAAATTGGCAACCAGGACAACCTGCTCCTGAAGGATTTAAAGTAGAAAAAATGTTAGGTGACGAATTTTTAGTACCTGATGATTCACAATACATGCCACCAACAGAAGAAGAATCTTTAATCGGAGGACCAGTGCCTCCAGTAAAAACAGACGAAGAAATTTTAACAGAGAGAGAATTAAATCCACCTACTCAACCAGGTTTTCTAAGCTACAACGACCCTTTACCTAAAGATCAATTATTATCTGGGTTTGAACAGTTTAAAAAAGATAACCCTGAAGTAATGCAAGGTGCTGGAACAGCGGCTATGGTTCCAGTTACATTACCAGGTGGATATAGTTATGATTTTACAGGTAGTTTAGAAGCAAATGCTTTTCGTAAATATCTAGAATCTATTAGACAGGCACCTTATCAAAGTAGAAGACAACCTGGAGATCTGGCTAAACTAAAAAGACTAGCAGGTGGTGGTATGCCTATGGGTGAGCCTAGAGTCAATCAAGGTGGTATCACAGAATTAGATTACAGAGCTAAAGGTGGATTCGTACCAGTTGGTATAAAAGAAAAAGCAGATGACGTTCCAGCAATGTTATCAAAGAATGAGTTTGTATTTACAGCGGATGCTGTAAGAGGAGCAGGCAACGGCAGTGTTGAAAAAGGAGCACAAAAGATGTATGATACAATGAAAAATTTAGAGAGAAGGGTTACTTAATGGAAAATATGATGATGGCTTCAGCGCCAGATGCAATGGATGAAAGAAACCAGGTTATGGAATCAATAGCCATGAAACAATTTGGTAAACCTTTGAACGAATTAAGTGACGATGAAATTATTCAAATAGAAATGATGATAGACGAAATGGTTAAAAGAAAAGACCAACCAAGAAAAATGGCGTCTATGGACGAAAATGAAAGAGAGTTTATGAGACTTGTCGAAGAGTTTATGGAACAAGGTTTCAGTCAACAAGAAGCAATTGAAGAAGCTAAAGATACACTTGAAAGACAAGCTATAGCTACAGGTGGTAGAGTTGGTCTTCAAACAGGCGGTATTACAGAATCAAGAACACTTCCACCAGAGTTTGTAGAAGCAGCACAGAAAACATATCTAACTGATTTATCAAGACAAGCAGGTATACCAAGTATTACAACTGCAACAACTCAACAACCTGGTGAGACTTCAGAACAATTTGCAAATAGAAAAGCACAAGCTGAACAGTTTGGTATTAGAAGAGCAGGGATGGCAGAACTTGCACCGCAAGTTGCAGCACAGGATCCTTATCAAGCAGCAGCATATGCACAAGCAACAGATCCTTCAACAGGCCTTGGCTCTTATCAACCATTTTTAACAAAAGCTGGAGCAGCGGCAGACGCAGGTACAGCGTTGACTGGAACAGGCGCAGGTACAGGAGCAGGATCAATTCAATCTTACATGTCACCTTACCAACAACAAGTTATTGACACAACGATGCAAGACTTTGATCAACAAGCAAAGATCAGAGCAAATGAACAAGCAGCAGCTGCACTAGGTGTACCAGGTGCTTTTGGCGGTGGACGTGAAGGTGTACAAAGAGCCCAGTATCAGGCACAAAGCGACCAGAATCGAGCACAAACATTAGCAGGTTTAAGACAAACAGGTTTTCAAAATGCAGCAAATAGAAGACAACAAGATTTAGCAAACCAAATGGGTATTGCAAACCTACAACAAGGTTTAGGTGGAGCAGCACAAGACTTTAGCAGAGCACAAATATCTGGTCTTGGCACATTAGGTTCAGCACAACAAACACAAAACCAAGCTATACTTGATGCACAAAGACAAGCAGCACAGATGGCTGTTCAAGATCCAAGAGACAGATTAAATATGTATGGTCAAGGTATTGCACAAATAACACCAGGCGCAGGTGCGGTGCGTTTAGATCCAACAGCCGCTACAGCACCATCAGCTAGTCCGTTAGCACAAGCACTAGGATATGGATTAGCAGGAGCAGATATTTATGGAAGATTGTTTCCGAAAGGATTTGGTAACTAGTGTCTAGAACTTTAAAAAGACCTATGTTTAGAAGAGGTGGCCAAGTTAATGATGGTATCATGACTGGGCTTACTGATAGAAAACAATTACAAAATGGAACTTTAAATCCAGAAATGATTAGAGGAACAACTCAAAATATCTTATCTGCAATGGATGAGTTTGCACCAATGCCTAAAACAAGATTACCTATTGGTCAGTTTGGTTTAGATATAGCAACAGGGACTCCTATAGGAGAAGCCTTAAAATCAGGTTATAAAACTTTTACAACACAAGACGATATGAGAAGAGCTGCAATGGCTAAAAGAAAACAAGCAGCAGTATCAGCAGCAATATCATCACAGATGAATAAAAAAAATCAAAGTGTATTAACGGCAGAAAAAGAAGCAAGAGCAATGTTACCAAGAAATGCAACTCCTGATCAAATCAGAAAAAAGACAGCTGAACTACTTGGCATAAAATATGGCCCTGGTAAAACATATGGACCAGAAGCTAATTTAGAAAGAGCATTAGCTGATTATAGAAGACAATACGGTGATGGTAGCAAAGCATATAACCATGCTGCATTTGATACAAAAGTTGCACCAGCATTAAGAGAAGCAGGAAAAAATCCAAGATCAAACATTAAATTTAAAGATGGTAAATATAAAACAAAAGGTAAATCACCTGGAGTTTATATTGATGTAGAGAATGGAAAAGTAATTGAATTTGACGGCAACATAGCAAAAGAATTACCAGAATATTCAGCATTACTTAGATAGGAGGATAAATGGTGGAGATTATAGATCCAGAAGGCTTTACCTCCCTACGAGACGAAGAAATCAATAGTGAAAGAAGTGCAATCACCTCTGCTTTAGCGGGAGTTGCATCTGGTGTTATAAAAGTACCTGAAGGTGTTATATCTCTTGGTGCAGAATTAATTGATTTAGGTTTTGATACAGATCTTGCAGCAGATGTTGAACAAATGTTTGATAAAATAAATATATTTGAAGACATTGCAGATGATACAGCAATAGGTAGACTTACAGAAGGTTTAGTTCAAATAGGTGTACCAGGTGGTATAGGTTTTAAACTAGCTAGTAAAGCAATTAAAGCTAAAAAAGCTGGTAACTACATGAACATAAAAGGTACTAACCTACAGAAAGCTGCAAAGAAAGCAGATGATTTTAATAAAACTATTGGTAAAAAAAGATTTGCAGCAGGAGTTGCAGGTGGGGCAGCAGGTGAAGCATTTGTTGCTGATGTAGAAGAACTTGGAACTTTTGGTGATGTGTTTGAAGCTGGGCCAACAGACTTAGAAGAAGTAACCGATGAAGGTGGTAGAGAAGATGCATTTAAAAAATTAATGAACAGAACAAAGTTTGGTGCAGAGTCTTTATTAATAACACCTATTGTATATGGTGTAGGTAAAGGTATTAAGGCTGCAGCTTTACGTGGTAAAAACATAGAGTTTAGTAATTCAAAACTAGATAAATTTTTCAATAAAACATTTTCTGCATTAAGAGCTAGAGGTGCAAAACCACAATCAATCTTTGAAGCTAAAATGGCAGAAAAAGGTGCTACTATGGCTGATACCAACAGAGCTATGGAGTTAGTTAAGACAATAGATTCTGAAGTAGATAGTATGTTTCCAATGGTAAAATCTGTATTAGACAAATCATCAGACAAAAGAAAAGCTGACATATACAAAGAATTAAATGATATTTTATTTGAAGGTGAATTAAGTAAAGCTATTCCAAGCAGTGCAGCAGCTAGAACACACAAGTTTTTAAAAGACAATGGTGCAACAGACGAATCCATAGAAAATATATTTGAAGCAATAGGTGGTGCAAGAGAAAAATTTGTAGATTTAATTAACGCATCATCAAACGCACCTAAAGATGTACAAACTTTAAAAACATTAATGGGTAAAAGAGTAAAAGATTATCTTGGTAGCACTTATAGAATATTTGAAGATAAATCTGTGTTGCCTTTTTTAGCTTACACACCAACAGAAGAAGCAATCAAAGGCACAAAAGAATATTTTAAAAGATATGCAAAAGAAAATGGTAAAAACCTAACAGATTTTCAAGCACAAAGCATGGTTGACGCTGTAATTAAATCTGCAAAAAATCAAAAAGCACCTCCAGGTTTACCTATAAAATTTGCAAAAGGTACATTAGCAGAAGAGGGACCACAGATAGATAAATTTTTTAAAAGAGTTGTAACTGATGATATTAAACCAGAACGTTTGTTAGCTGAAACACCTGGTAAAGATAGAGCAGTTATAAAAAAATTGTTTGGTGAAATAGAAGACCCTAGATTCTCTATCTACAATAGTATGACAAAGTTATCTAACATTGCTAGAAAAAATGAGTTGTTTGAAAATATTGCAAAACAAGATGATGCAATTAAAAAAGCAGCTACTGCAACTACACCGGGCGGATCAAGAGGTTTCTTTTTTGATGATGCATTAGAAGCAGCAGAAGCATTACCTAATCAAGAAATAGTAGAATTAGATAGATACATGACACCGTATTTTAAAGATGAGTTTACTGTTAATCCATTAGCAGGTAAGTTTACAACCAAAGCTATTGCTGAAGGATTAGGAGATAGCACTAAAACTTTAAAATTTTTATTTGAACCTAGAGAAGGTGCAACCGGTATTGAAAAAGGATTAACATGGGGATACAGAAATTTAGTATTGTTTCCAAAAGCAGCATCACAAGTTGCAAAAACAATTTTATCACCGCAAACACATTTTAGAAATTTATTTTCTGCTACTGCTTTTTCTGCTGGTAATGGTATTTTATTTGAAAACCCTGCATTAGTTGGTAGAGCATTTAGAGATGCATTTGGTAAATTACAAGTAGGTACAAGATCAGCTGAAGCAAATGAAGCATATAGAGAATTATTAGAACTTGGTGTTGTAAACTCACAAGTACAATTAGGAGATATAAAAAATCTATTAACGGATACTCGTATGGGTGAAAATTTAAACATTGGAAAACCATTAGAGTCTATGATGAAAAAACTTACATCAGGAACGGGTAGAAAATTAAAATCAGGTATGAAATTTGCAGAAGATTTATATACAGCAGAAGATGATTTATTTAAAATAGCAAACTATGCTGTAGAGATGCAAAGGCTTAGAGGTGCATATACTAAAGCAGGTATAAAATTTACTGAAAGACAATTAAAAGAAGAAGCAGCTGATATTGTAAGAAACACTGTACCAAACTATGCTTATGTGTCAGATACTGTAAGAGCTTTAAGACGTCTACCACTTGGAACGTTTATGTCGTTTCCATCTGAGATATTAAGAACAACAACTAATATTGCAAAACGTTCTATTAAAGAAATACAAAACCCTGCATTAAGATCTATCGGTTTAAAAAGATTAGCAGGTATGACAACTGTATTAGCTGCAGCTCCATATGGAATACAAAAAGGATTTCAAGGTTTATACAATGTAACTAATGAAGAGTTACGTGCACTAAAACAATTTTTACCTGAGTGGTCTAAAAATTCTACTATTCTACCAATTAGAGATGAAGAAACAGGTGAATTAAAATATATAGATTTTAGTCATGGTAATGCATACGATACAGCTATTAGACCTTTTCAAACTTTACTTAATAATATTCAACAAGGTATAGAAAATGAAGATGTATTAATGAAAGGTATTATGACTGGTATGGCAGAAGCAGCCGGTGAACTTGCATCACCATTTATATCAGAAGCAATTTATACTGAAGCAATGTTAGATTTAATTGCAAGAGGTGGTAAAACTAGAGAAGGTAGACAAATTTACACTGAAGCACAAATGGAAAATGAACCAGGAACTGCAATTAAAAACATGATTGAACACTTAGGAAAATCTATGTTACCTTTTTCTTACCCACAACTTACAAGATTGTATCAAGCAGCAGCTGACAAACCATCAGAGCGTGGAGAGTTTTTTGAATTACCAGATGAGTTAACAGGATTTTTAGGGTACAGACAAGTTAAGATAGATCCTGTTAGATCTATGGGTTTTAAAATTTCTGATTATCAAAGAGGTAACAGGGAAGCAAGAGCATTATTTACTGGAGGATCTGAGTCACTATTAAAAGGTGGACCTAAAACAGGAAGAGATGTTATTGAAAGATTTATTGTAGCTAACAAAGCTAAATTTAATAATGATAAACAAATGCGTTCAAATATTCAAGCTGCAGATATTTTGGGTACAGACATGGACGCTATTAGAACTGAGTTTAGAGAAAGACAATTAATTAATTTATATAATAGATTAGACAATGATATCTATACACCATTCTTTCCATCAGAAAACATACAAAGAGAATTTAGACAAATTGAAGAACGTATTGGTGTAGATAATCCATTTGAAGAAGTAAGAGATGTGTTAATTGAAATACAAGACGATTTAAGAGATTTATCTTTTGACGATGAATTTGATATTAATATAGATGAATATTTACCACCTATTGATGACTTGTCACAAGCACCACTGCCACCAACACCAAACGTAGACCCAACAATGATACAACCGGTGCAACAAGCATCGTTAACACAGACAGGCTTAACACCATCAGAACAGGCATTGCTAAGTCCTGAAGAACAGGCTATAAGGTTAAGACAAAGGGGAATGGCATAATGTCTAGTGAAGATTTTAAATCATTAATAGTAACCGATCCAGATTTAATTGATGAAGGTATTGATGTATCTAATTTAAGAACACAAACAGATACAAATCCAAGATTACTAGGTGCTATTGAAGACTATCCAGGCATATCATATGATCCTACATCATACAGTTATCTTTCTGATCTTAACAGATTATTTGCATCTGGTTTACCAATAATAGACACATCACAACCTACAACACCAGCACCACCAAGTGGTGGCGAAGGAGGTGGAGGCACGCCTCCAGCAACAGGCGGCACACCAACACCTGATAATAATGCAGGTTTTGATCCAGGTGTAACTCCAGGTCCTTCTGGGTTTATAGGTCTAGATCCAGAATATGATGTAAGTCCTTTTGAATATGATGATGCTCAAACTTATGAACCACCAGCATCACCTTCAACATCTGATCCTTTTTTAGCATCAGGCGCAGCAGGTGGCGCAAGGCTTCCCTCAACATCTCCACAAGAAGGTTTTTTAGCTTCAGGCGCAGCAGGTGGAGCAAATCTTCCAACCGAACCTCAAGAAGGTTTTTTAGCTTCAGGAGCGGCTGGAGGCGCAAATCTTCCAACACCAACTTATGCAAACACAGGTGACCCAAATTTATTAGATTTAGCTGGAGGAGAAGCTGGAGGAGCTGATGGATTTGGAATTATAGAAGATGTAGTAACAGAAGAAGATCTAGCAGATAACACAAGTCTATTAGAAAAATTAGGTCTTCCTGCAAACTTTGATATTAAAAAAGCAGCCATAGAAGCTGGTATAAATTTAGTAGCTGGTGTTCCAATAACTTTAATTGCAAAAGCATTAGAAGCAATATTACCTGACAGAGATCCAAGACAAAATGCATTAGATGAATTTTATACTACTGGAGAAGGTGCACAATATATGAATCCAAGTAGTCCAAACTATATACCAGGTATGGAAAACTATAACACTGTATCAGGTAATCCTTTAGATCCTACATTTGGATTACAGGAAGCATATCAAGATAGAATTGATACAATAGAAAATACATTAGCAAATAAATATGGCATGACTGCTGCTGAAATAGCAGATGTTAAAGCAGGTAGCTACACAGGTGATGTAGACAGTGACTTATTAGACAGATTAGTTGATCTTGAAGATGCTAAGAAAAAAGAACAAGATATATTAGGTATAACAGAAGGAGTAAAAACTGGTATAAAAGCGGCAGATGATGACAAAGGTAGTGATATGTTAACGACTACACCAACAGGAGTCAATCCTTTTGCAAATATAGACACAGGAGTTGGAGAGTTTGACACTACACCAGTAACAGGCGTCACGCAACCAGGGACTATAGTTTCAGATATATTTGATACTTTTCCACCAGATTACATTGGCCCCAATGTTACTGATGCAGAATTATATGGTGATGTTGACACTACACCAGATTTAGAGTTTGAAAATATTTATGAAGATGTAGATAGATTTGAAGAACCTGCACCAATGACTTTAGCTGATGATAAATTAAACAAAATGACAGACGATGTAGATTTAGATGATTTTGAATCTTTAGTTACACCAATTGAACCACCAGAACTACCTGATGAAACAGTAACAGGAATTAAAGGACCACCTTCTGAAATATCAGAACTACCTGATGAAACAGTAACAGGAATTAAAGGACCACCTTCTGAAATATCAGAACTACCTGATGAAACAGTAACAGGAATTAAAGGACCACCTTCTGAAATATCAGACGATGTAGATTTAGATGAATTTGATACGGTTGGCTCTAATAGTTCACAACCGACAACAACAGAACTTAAAGATTCTGATTTTACAGCTCAAGACAAAAAAGATATTTTTGACAGAGAAAGAGAACTTGAAAATCAATACATGGAAGAAACGGGACAAGTCCCTAGAGAAGATCAGTTTTTAGGACAAGCTATAGATGAAATAGTAGCTAAAAAAACAACCACTTCAACATCTGTAACACCATTAGAAGATGACTTTGAATCTTTAGTTGAACCAACAGAATCACAGGTGACGGAAGGAGGCGATGAAGCAGGTACAGACGATAGCTCTAATAAAACCACAGACGCTTCTGGAACTGAGGGAGAAGATCAGGATAGATTTGAGGATGACGCAGATGAGTTTAGTGATGAAGAATTTATGGCTGGTGACACAAGTACAGCAGCTCCTACTACAGGTGATAGCGGTTCAGATAGTTTTTTCGATGCTGTAGATACAGCAGCTGAAACTGCTTCTTATAGTAACCAAGATTCATATGAATCTGCAGCATATGATGCACCTTCAAAACCTGCAACTAAAAAAGATTATGGACCTTACAGCAGCGGTGGCGGCGATGGCGGTAACGGTGGTGGTGGCGGCGGCAAAAGTATAGTTTGCACAGCTATGTATCAAACAACAGGATTAGAGGATTGGTCTAAAGCTATGAAGATTTGGTATATATATCAAAAAAAATATTTAACTATACAGCATCAAGAAGGATATCATAAATTATTTAAACCTTTTGTAAAAGCTATGCACAAAAGTAATATTGTAAAAGCCATAGGTGCACATTTTGCAAAACATAGAACACAGCATTTAAAACATGTAATGTTTAATAGTAAACCTTCATTGCTAGGTAAAATATATAATAAAATACTAGAACCACTTTGTTATTGGGTAGGTAAAAATGCCAGGTAAGGAAAGCGCAATACAAAAAATAGAATCACACGAAAAGCTGTGTCGTATTATGCAAAAGCAAACCTACGATAGAATGAATCAATTACAAAACCATATAACTAGAATTGAAAGAATACTTTTAGTTTCTATGGGTGCTGTTATGACAGGTATGGGTGGTGTTATTGTAGTCTTGTTACAAAAATTGTAGCGCTCATACGTATATCCTATTTTTTCCTATATCCAAGCTTTTAATTCTTCTCCCATAACTTGACTTGCAATATTGACTTTTTTACGTAAAGCTTTTACAATTCTTTCATCTACTGTATCTTCACACATTATATCTATGTATGTCATAGGTTTAGTCTGACCAATACGATCAATACGTGCTTCTGACTGTTGACGTTTTTCTAAATCATAACCATTAGAATAGTAAATCATATTAGAAGCTGCAGTAAGTGTAATACCATATCCACCAGTTTGAGGTGTACCTACAAAGAATCTACATTTTTCATCATCTTGAAAACGTTTTATGTTTTGCTGTCTTTCATCTTGTGGTGTCAAACCATAGTAATCTACATAACAGTCAGGGCCAAACTCATCTACGAGTGCATCTATAATATGTTTTACGTCACTTTGCCAATGAGCCCAGATAACAGCTTTACCTTCTATTTCACATAGCACATCAACCAACTCATTTAGTCTATTGCTTTTTAGTTGTTGAACAGTGCCATCATCTGCTTTGAAATGGCCACAAGTTATTTGTTGCAATCTCATTAACTGTGTCAATGCATTTGCAGTGGTAATCATCTTGCCATTTAATATTGCAAGTGCTTCTTTTTTCATCTGTGTATATACTTTGTTTTGATCCGGTGTAAGTTGTACAATACGTTTCATAAAAGTTTTCTTTGGTAGATCTAAACAATCATCTTTTAATACACGGTAAGAAAAAGGTTTTAGTTTTTCTGATAGTTCAGCAAGGTTACGATAACCAACTACAATCTGTACCGATCGTCCACCAAAATTTGCTGTCTTCATAATAGCGTATCTAGTTCTAAACGAGTAATAAGAATTATGATCCAAGAGCCAGGGGTCAAGGAACTCGCATTGTTTGTATAAGTCTAATGGTGATTTAGTTACTGGTGATCCTGTAAGTATTCTTTTATATTTTGCATTTACACCAAGTGACACAATATTTTTTGTACGTTTAGCTTCTGGATTTTTTATTGTAGTAGACTCATCTATTGCCATCATCGTGTTGTGTGAGTTTATAAATTTAGCTGCAAAATCAACACCTTTAGTTGTAGATAAAGCTTCAACATTCATACATAAAATATGTAGATCAGTTCCTGTTTTAAATAATGTATCTAAAGTTTTTTGTTGTTGTTTTGTAATATTTGCTTGCCACAATACGGACACTTTTTCTATATGATCTGGTAAGTGTGTAGGTATTTCAGAACTATACCAATTTTTGTATACACCTTTTGGTGCAATAATTAATACACCATTAATTTTACCTTTGTCATAAAGCATTGCAACATTGTCTATCAACACTTTAGATTTACCTGTACCCATTTCCATAAAATACGCAAAAGCTTTTTTCTCCCAAGACATTTCTAATGCTTTGAGTTGATGTGCGTATGGCTTAGTTTTAAATTTGTAATTCATAATTTATTTTCTTCTTTCTAGTTGACAAGATATCAAATATAAAATAGAAGTCAAGCCATGAAAGAAAATATAGTTTACGTGATACAGGAAATACCAGGTACAAAAACAGGTAACCCAAAAATAAATATTATTGGTGCCGGTAAATACGGTAAGTTTAAATTTTTACTTCCTGAATTATCACAAATTATTTTTTCTCCTGGTCCACTAATTTTTAAATTAAGAAATCTATTAAAAGATTTTACACCAGAAGATTATTTATTATTAACAGGTGATCCTGCAATTATTGGAGTTACATGTTCTATAGTTTCTGATATGACTAATGGTAAATACAATTTATTAAAGTGGGACAAACAAGAAAGACAATACTATCCAATAGAAATAAATTTATATGAAAGAGGAAATACAGATGAGTGAAGATTTACAAAAAATGTTTGTTGAGGATGCACCTCAACAAGTAAACGAATTAAATAATGTTGAGTCATTATCTAGCCATGTTTTAGAATTACAAAAGCTAGAAGATGAAATTAAAATTGAAGAAGAAAGATTATCTAGAAAAAAACAACAAGCGGATAAACTTTCACAACAAGTAATACCAGAAATTATGGACTCTATGAAACTAAAAACTATGAAACTAAAAGATGGTTCTGCAATAGAGGTAAAAGAAATTTATAGCGCAACAATTCCTGTAGATAAAAAGGAAGGCGCATTTAACTGGCTTCGAAATAACGACTTGGGTGATTTGATTAAGAATGAAATCACTGTTTCCTTTGGTCGAAACGAAGATAACAAGGCGAGCGAATACGCAAACCTTGCCGAGAGCAATGGGTACCAACCGGTTCAAAAGCTTAAAGTGGAACCCATGACTCTCAAAGCACTATTCAGAGAGCGAGTCGAAAAAGATTTAGACTTACCTTCTGAACATTTTAATCTGTTTAAGGGAAACAAAACAAAAATAACAAGGAACAAATAAT